TCGACCGGCATTCGCCAAGACGATTCCAAATCTGAGTGAGTTCGAGGACGGGCTCATGCAGGTAGGCTGTCCCTTGCCGGACATCGATGCGCTCATGGTCGAGCTGGAATTCTATCGACGGCCAGGTCAGCCCTCCGACGATTCTGCGGTTGAGCTTGTGAGGGTCTTGTCCGAATCGATTCGGACGCCGGACGAAAACAGCGCCGTAGATCCGCTCGTGAATGTCCCTGAGTCCCACAAGCCGAGGTTCAGTACCGGGGTGACAGCGTTAGACAGGATGACAGGCGGTGGCGGTTATGGCCTCACTACCTGCGCGGGGGATGCCAAGGCAGGCAAGACACTTTTCGCTTTCAACTGCGCCGTCGAGGCATGTCTGTCGGATGCAGCATGGCGCTGTGTGTACATAAACGCAGAGTTGGATAGGCGGGAAGCGATCATGACGATCATGCGCAAAACGAATGGCAAGATCCCAGAGCAGCTCGCGGAGAGGATGACGTTGGTGACGCCGGACTACACGTTCCAACCCAGGGATGCGATCAGCCGGGTTCGCGAAGCCATCCAACCTGGCGACGATAAGGTTCTCATCGTACTCGACTCGATCAACGCATTGATTGACTTGTCTAGCGACGGGAGTGGCGACGAAGTGATCGACTACTGGTCGGCCTCTGCGTTGTGGCGAAACTTTGCTGTGCGGGCCACGAAGAACTCGGGCGGTAGGATTGCATTCCTAGCCGTCTCCGAGACCACGCGGGATGGAAAAATCAAGGGGGCTGCCCTCGAGTATAAAAGCGATCTTTGTGTCACAATATGCAAGGACGCTCAGAACCCTTCACTCGTGGATATCGATGTAATGCTTTCACGCTCGACGCCGTCAGGGCCACTCGGAACCTACTATCGCGACTGGCTGAACTGCAAGTTCAATCAGTGTGACGACACATTCAAGTGATAAGGGATCAACTCATCTATCCGCGCGAGGAAACGGACGCGCAAAACTACTACTACTTTCTGGATGGCTTCAATGCGGATGAGCTTCAGCGGATAGAGGCTGGTGTTGCGCTGCTGCCGCTGACCGAGGCTACCGTTGCTGGTGGCGGTGTAGTGGAGACAAGGCGATCGAACATCAAGTGGATTCCACAAAGCGAGGATTGGAGTTGGCTCTACGAAAAGCTATCGGTCTACGCTTGGCGTGCGAATGAGGCGCTTTGGCACTTCGATCTTGAGTCGCTGCCGGAGCAAGTGCAATACACGGAGTACCTAGCCAGCGACAAAGGCAAGTACGACTGGCACCAGGACATCGGCCCAGCACTGATGTCATTAAGAAAAGTTTCGATCACAGTACAACTCTCAGCCGCAGACGATTACGTGGGCGGCGAGTTGGAGTTTTTCAAAGGGGGACAGTTGTTTGATGCGAACTACTTCCGGGCACCACGTCAGGCCGGTTGTGTTGTAGTTTTCCCGTCGTACATGCTGCATCGGATCACGCCAGTGACTAGCGGGGTTCGCAAGTCTTTTGTCATCTGGTCTGGGGGGGCCCATTATAAGTGAGCAGCGATACCGAACGGACGGAGGGCAGCGACCTTCCTCCATGTTACGGACACACATTCGACGAGAATCTACTGTGTCGGAATTTGGGCTGCGGGAAGGCTCGGGATACCGCGATCAGGACGATGACGTTGTGTGAGGGGACGGTTCCACCGGGAGGTGGCTTCTATCCTGCAGGCGCGAAAGGGGTGGCAGCGAGGGACGCTGCGTTTGTAGCGCGAAAAAAAAGGGCGAAACGGATGCACACAAAGAGCACGGCGTGGAAGGAATTCGAGCGATGGGTTTCAAAGCAAGTGGGCGGCTCGAGACGTGGCCCGCACACTGGCAGGGGATTCCAGGGCTCGGGGATGAACGATGTCATTCTTGAAGGCTTCTCGCTCGAATGCAAGAAGTTGGTCAACCCTCTGCCAAGCGATATGTCAAACGCGCTGCTTCAAGCCGAAGCCGCGATCGACAGCCCGTTTGATATAGCTATGGCGTTCGTTGCCAAGAACAGAGCCCCCTACCGGGACTCGATTAGCATCATGAGATCAGTGTCGTACCTCAAGCTGATCAACGCAAAGATCGACTGGCCCTCAGAAGACTTCCAGGTCGACGAACTGCCATGCGTTCTACTCCGCGCATCTGATGCGTGCCTTCTCATCACTCAGTTCAAGGAGCGCGCGTCATGCTCCTCGTGAAAGATGGCGTTAGGTTCCACTCCCCCGCGATTGCCATGTCGGTTGCGGTTAGTGTGATGGCCGCCGTAGCCCGCGAGTTCTCGATCGAACTTGTGATCACGGGTGCGGTAGAACGGCATGAGTTCCCATCACTGCATGTGACTGGGGCGGCCCTGGATGTGCGAACTCGGGATATGATCCTGTCGAAGCAGGTAAGGTTTGCGAGAGAGATCAGAATCCGGCTCGGGGACGGGTACGACGTTGTCTTGGAAAGCGACCACCTCCACGTCGAGTACGACCCAGCCTAATAACCAACTACCGGAACAACCAGGCGGCAGTGCTCGCCATACCACCGAGCACCGTTAGCACGGTCCTGATCTCGATCTTCAGGCGCTGCAGTTCAGCCTTGGTCCTCTGCACCTCTTCGACGAGAGCTTCGGCCTCGGCGTCTTGAAGCAGCACGGTCTGCTTTAGGTTTCGCAGCCCGTGCTCTAGGTGCTTCTGTGCTTGAACCGCGACACCCCAGTCGTAGTCGGTTGGAGTCATGGATCAGACCTTATGTCAACGGGGGCACGGTGCCATTGACCCCGTACCAGATCGAGTCTGGTTGCGGTTGGAGTCATGGATCAGACCTTATGTCAACGGGGTCACGGCACCTTTGACCCCGTACCAGATCGAGTCTGGTTGCGTACCAGATCGAGTCTGGTGGCGGTTGGATTCATGGATCAGGTGTTAGGTCAACGGGTGCACGAGGCCCCTGCACCCGTACAAGATCGATTCTGGACGGGGTCACGGCACCTTTGACCCCGTCTGCTGGGCTGTCCCGCTAGCTGTCCCGCCGTCCCGGTGAGAGCATCTAGGTCCGCTGTGACTAGTTTCAGAAGTAAACCCAGTGGTGGGGCTGTCCCGCTAACTGTCCCGCTGTCCCGGCGAGAGCATCTAAGTCCGCTGTGACTAGTTTCAGAAGTAAACCCAGTGGGATTGGTTCACTACCTACACGCAATACCCGCACAACCAGGGGCGACTTTTGAGGTCGACTGGGGCGACTTTTGGGGTCGACTCTGGGGGCTGTTATTCCAGCACACCTTGCAAGTAACCAGAAACGCTGGGGTTTAGGGCACATCATCGGGCTCGGGTATAACGAGACAATTGCCGTGTTGACTTGTACTGTTTTTGGGTCTTAAATTCCGATGAAGTTCAAGTGACTCGGGGTTTGCTTGCCGGCAGTGAAGAAAAATAAAAAGCGCAAGACTGCGTCGGGCTGTGCAGAGCTCAGTCTGAGGCAGCGCCGGTTCGTCGACGAGTTCGCTGTCGACGGGGTTGCAACAAAGGCCGCAATCCGCGCCGGGTACTCCCCGAACGGGGCGGCTGTACAAGCATCGCGGCTGCTAACCAAACCTAATATTCTGGCGGCTGTGAACGCTGCTGAAGCTGCTCGGTCTCAGCGGGTCAAGTACGACGCCGACCAGGCACTGCGTGACCTCATTCCGCTCTGCAGTACCAACGTCAAGAACTTCATCGTCGACGGCGAGCCCATCTCGCTAGCCCAGATATCGGCACTGCCGGATGATGTCGCTGCGCAGATCACGTCGATCAAAACCACAACGCGCTACGACACCTACGGTAACGAGATCACAGAGGTCGATCTAAAACTGCATGACCGGGTTAAGGCAGTGTCACAAGCAGGTCGGCACAGGGCAGTACAGGCATGGTCAGAGCAGGTCGAGGTTTCACACAACTTCGGCAATCGCATGGACGAGATCGCCGCAAGGCTAGGTGTGGTTGAATGAGCGCCGCTACTTCCGACATCGCTCAGTCCGACGTAGACAGGTATCTGGAGTTCGCTGTCTCCTGCCAGAATGACCCAGTCCGGTGGATTGAACACGCATATCCGTGGGGAGTGTCGGGCACTGCATTGGCGCAGGCTGAACCACACAAGTGGCACATCGAGACTGCAACGCTGATTCGTGATGAGCTTGAGGCTATCCGCAGTGGTGAGAAGCCAATCATGCCGATCCAGATCAGCGTGGCTTCGGGGCACGGCATTGGCAAGTCTGCTCTCACCGCGATGCTGAATGACTGGAACATGTCGACGATGCGTAACGCTCGCGGCGTGACTACTGCGAACACATTGGACCAGCTAAAAGACAAGACCTGGGCAGAGATGTCTAAGTGGCACAACCTGAGCATCTCGCGGCCCTTCTTCACCTGGACGGCAACGCAGTTGTTCTCGTCTGAATCAGGTGATAGAAAAAGTTGGGCAACCCAGGCTGCCCCCTGGAACGAACAGAATACTGAAGCGTTCCAGGGGTTGCATAACAGGGACCGTCGTATCCTCCTCCAGTTTGATGAAGCGAGCGCAATACCTCGAATCATCTGGGAAGTGATCGACGGCGCGAAGACCGACGAGAACACTCAGATCATTCACCTCGCCTGGGGCAACCCCACTCGCAACTCTGGATTCTTCTACGAAACATTTGGCAAGCGATCGAGCTATTGGCACTCGCGCCAGATCGATTCGCGTGACGTGCCGGGTACGAACAAGGAGTTGATGCAGCAGTGGGCTGAAGAGCACGGCGAAGACTCCGACTTCTTTCGCATCAGAGTGCGTGGCTTGTTTCCACGGGCATCTGCAGAGCAGTTCATATCAACGCCAGACGTTGAGAAGGCAATGGCTCGGGATGGTGTGTCACTGGCTGATGACCCGCTGATCTGCGGCATCGACTTTGCGCGTAGCGGCAACTGCTCGACCGTCATGTACTGGCGTCGAGGCAAGGACGGCCAACTCCACCAGCCCGACATCTACAAGGGCGAGACTGACTCGATGGTGTTGGTGTCCAAGCTTGCCCACCGTCTCAAAGAACTGCAGCCGGACATCATCTACGGTGATGCTGATGGGCTCGGCGGCCCGATCGTCGACCGACTACTTGAGCTCGGGTTTAATATTGTCGGCGTCCACTCTGCCAGTTCATCTGAGTTCCCAGAGCGCAACCTGAATAAGCGTGCGGACATGTGGCTCAAGGGCAAGAATTGGATTCAAGACGGTGGGGCGCTGTGGAATGACGAGCGATTCAAGTCTGAGCTGACGGTGCTTGAGGTGATTGCAAACGCATCGTCGAAGCTGCAGATGGAGTCGAAGATCTCTTTGCTCAAGCGCGGTGAAGCTTCACCCGACATCGCGGATGCATTCATGTTGACCCATGCCTATGAGACCACCGAGCTGATCTCGATCGAGCACATGGGTTCAATGAACAACGAAAGAGTCAACGATGATTTCAATCAATGGAACGAGGAAGACGGGATGAATGAAAGCGCAGGCTCACACACCCAGGCGAAGAGGGATTGGCGTAGTCGGATGCGTCACCTGAATGGCAGTGACCGCAAGGAGAAGTTCTAATGGCACATTGGGCTAGCGATCCATTCGAGCAAGGTCAGGCGGCGACAAGGGCAGACCGGATCAGGAGGTTGTCAAACCGATTCGCATCCCAGACAGCCGGGTCGCTCAAAAGAGTCAACGATAATTTGAAAGCCGAAAGACAGGGCGGGAAGGATCAGAAGCTCACCACGAACCAGTATCAGCACATCGTTGACCAGTACGGGTCTGCAGCCGCAGAGCGGGCACTGTACTCATTCGCAAAGAAGGACAAAAAAGGGACTGCAAAGGGCATGAAGAAGCATGGCTTTGGCGTCGAAAGCCTGACAGAGTTCCTTATCACCCGTGGCGACACAAGTAAATACTCGCTCAACCCAGGCGCTAGCTTCAACAATATCAGCCAGACCGCCGCGATCATTCAGGCGAATATTGCAGGGTTGAACTACACCACCGACGAAGAAGCGAGGGCAGCCGCACAGGGATCTTCAGCGGCTGCACTGGCCGACACAAAGGTATCCCGGTCGACTCAGAACCTTGCCAGCCAGAAACAGCGCGCGGGGAAAGCTGCCTCGGGTCAAGCATTCAAGGCTGCTACTACCGGCTTGTTCGATCCGTCTCACCTGGCCCGCCAGCAACTCAACTCCGGCTCGCTGAGTGGCTCCATCTGATGGAAGCCTCTCCCAATGTGATGAGGATCATGAAGCGGGCCAAGGGTAGGGCTGGCTCACTGCTCGATGCATTCGAGACTGGTGGCTGGCGTGCTCACTTCCGAGACATTGCGCGGTATTGTCTGAACCGCAGAGGCGAGTATCTAGAGTCGCGGGACTACGACCCGAACCACGGTGGCAGGATCAATCAGGCTATCAACAACGGGATGCCAGAAGAGTCGATACACACAGTCGCTTCGGGCATGATGAACTCGGTCAGCAACCCCGCGCTGCCATGGATTCAAGTTACGCCTGAAGACGAAGACCTCAAGGACGACAAGACCATACAGGACCATGTCTGGCGTCAGCTCAGGACTCTCTACAGCCTGATCAATGACTCGAACGTCTATGACACCATGCCGCAGTGGTACGCGGAAGCGGCGGCGTTTGGCACTGCTGCATTCCGTCTCGACCCACACCCGACCAACACGTTCAAGGCGACCCATCTGCCTATTGGATCATTCCAGCTAGCGAACGGCGGTGATGGAACCCCTGATACATGCCTGTACCGATATGCGCGAACCGTGCGCCAACTGGTCGAGCTTTACGGCATCAATGCAGTGAGTCGGGCCACTCGCGAAAAGTACAACGCTGATTCGGGTGCAGAGCGAGACCACTTCGTCAAATGCTCTAACTTGATCGAGCCCAACGTCGACCGCGACCGTAACTTCCTTGACTGGCGCGGGATGAGGTTCCGGTCGATCACATGGGAAGACGGCGTTGGTGACAACGAGCCTCCGCTGAAGATTGGCGGGATGCACATGTTCCCCATCGTCACGATCATCACGGGTGCAGTGGGCGAACAGGTATACGGTGGATACGCTCGCGGAATGCGGGTGCTGCCGGAGTCACGTCAACTGCAGAAGGAAGAGGAGCAGCTAGCCAAGGGTACGGGGAAGATGATCTCGCCCCCGCTGAACGTGCCCCATGCATTGCGACGTGCAGACGGAAGGATGAACGGGATCAACCGATACCGAGGGCAGAGGTCTGACGCGATCCGGCCAACCTTCCAGGTCCAGTTCCCTTACCAGGAGATGAAGGACACCACGCGAGATCGGGAGCGCAAGATCCAAGAGATATCAGGCGCATCTGTGTTCAGGACGTTTTCGATCCTCGACCAGACGGGCAACCACAACATGACCATTCCCGAAGTGCAAGAGCGCAGGGCTGAAGCAGCGTCACTGCTTGGACCGCTGCTTCGCTCAGTCAACACATCGCTTCGTCATATGGTTGAAGTCATGTGGGATTACGCAGAACGTGATCGCAAGTTCGAGGAACCGCCGGAGATTCTCCAAGGTCTGAAGCTCCGCGTCGACTTCGTAAACCAGCTATCGCTCGAGCAGGCTTCATCATTGACGAATGCAGCGATGGGATACGCGAATGCAATGGCAACCCTTGACCAGTCATTCCCTGGACGGGCTCCTGCTAGTGACAACCTAGATCTGGATCTACTCGCGACTGAGCTGCGTCAGGGGTTCTTCGTCAATCCGAAGTTGCAGGTTGACCCAAGGCAGCGCGATGAGGGTCGGCAGCAGAGGGCGCAACAGGCAGAGGAACAGGCGGCTCAAGAGCGGCAGCAGGAAGAGGCCAAGACGGCCCAGACACTCAGCAACACGCCGCTCAGTGACGGTACAACGGCGCTCGACGCGGTGTCTGGCGTATGAGTAAAGACTGGAGCATCGACCAAGCTGAAGAAGTATGGCTCGCGAATCAGATGCAAGACGTTGACGGCAGGGCTGCCATTGCGGGGCTTCTCAACTCGCTCGGCCTCCTTGTCGGGCCTATTGGCGAAGAGGGCATCGTTGCCCAGACGATTGCATACGAGTACTTCTTCTACGCGATGGCAGTGAACGAGGCGGGGACACTGCTGATGCTTTCAGAGCATTTCAACAGAGAAAAACAAGTCAAGATAGACAACGATCAACGGCGAGGGGGTGAACAGGCATGAGCGAGGAACAGGAAAGCGGGGCGGTCGAGGAATCTTCAGCAGAGACTGAAGCAGTCGACACGGGTCAGGCAGTCGATACAAACGAAACAACCGATAGCGATGACGGCGCAGGCATGGGCACACAGGTTGCCAGTGCAGCGTTAGCCGCATCGGAAGAGTCTGATGAGTCAGGTGGCTCAGAGGAAACCACTGCAAGTGAAGGCGAGGGGAGTGGGGATGAAGATGAAGGCCAACAGCCCGAAGAAGCGGCTGGTTCGCCTGAAAAGTATTCCGACTTCAATGTGCCCGATGGCATGGGATGGACAGAGGACGATGCCGAAGGTTGGTCTGCGGTCTTTTCAGACGTTGGAGCCAGTCAAGAGACTGCCCAGAAGCTGATAGACAAGATGACTAGCCACATGCTTGATCGGATCATCCCCAACCTGATTGTGCAGCAGGAGCAGATGCAAAGTGAGCGCGACAAAAAGTCAGAACAAGAAGCGCGAGACAGCGAATATCTAGGTGGCAGCTCGGAGAATTTCGAGGCCAACATGAAGATGGTCGGCACCTACATAGGCAATGTTGTCAAAAGCAAGTCGATGCAAGATTCGGGTTTAGGTGAGGGCGTGATTGACATGCTTCAAGAACGTGGGTTGTTCGTCGAGCCTAAACTCATGGCATTTTTTAAAGCGGCAGCAGAAGGAACGCGACCCGACACGTTGGACGGCCCCGGTGACGGTGGTGGTGGCGACAGTGATTGGGAAACTAAGAAGGCGCATGAAAAGATGGGATGGGACGAAGATGCTTTGCCCAACCGTGTTGCGTCTAATTAGTCTGCGAACGAGCGTATTGGCTTCGGCCTATCAGAATTAAGCGTGCTTGATGCTCTGCAAAAATCGAAAGGTATTTAGCAGTGGCAACTCTAGCAACGGACGTCCTTACATTTGACGAGCGCGTCAAGCGAATGGACAAGAATGGAACCCGGACCATCATCGAGATCGCGGCGAAATCGAATCGCTCGTTGGCGTCAATGATGGTGAAGTCCGGCAACGAGACGAACGGCAACACATCGGTCAGTCGGAAGACGTACCCATCTGGTACGTGGACCTCGATGACGGAAGGAGTCGGAAGCGAGCGGTCGACAACGGAAGAGATCTGGGATGCATCTGGCACTCTCGAGATCTTCTCTCACATCCCCAAGCGTTACGTTGACGGTGCCCCCGACAAGCGTGCCGCACGGATGCAGGAAGAGGCTGCGTTTATCATCGGCCTTTCCGAAGAAGTCGAGGACACCGTTTTCAGTGGTGACCGTGCAACGAACCACAAGGAGTTCACCGGCTTGAAGCAGCGGTACAACTCCAGCACAAGCGGGGACAACTTCGGCCAGGTGGTGTCCGGCGGAGGCACTGGCGCGACCATGACTGACATTTTCTACGTCGGATGGGGCGAACGTCAGTGCTCGCTGTTCTTTGGCAAGAACCACATGGGCGGATTGCAGACGCATGACCTTGGCGTCGACAAGGTCGACCTGGATGGGAACGGCAAGCACATCATGGCGTACTCCACTCACTACGAGTGGAACGTCGGGCTGATGGTCGAAGACTATCGGTCTATTGCTCGCATCGCGAACATCGACGCAGAAAGTTCGGCCACGTTGACTGCAGCGAACATCGACGAGTTGATGATCGATGCCTACTACAGAATCCCGAGCAAGCTTCAGGGTCCAGGTGGGAAGTGGTACTGCAACCGCACGGTCGCGGCGCAGCTTCACAAGGATGCGCGGAACAACACCCAGATGAACTTGAGCCTGGACACTTGGGAAGGGAAGCAGATTCCCCACTTCCTGGGCTCTCCGATCATCCAGACCGACTTCCTCACGAACACCAACTCGAACATCTGATCTCGCCTAACCGCGAGAAGGAGAACAACACATGTCTACGGACAAGAACGGTACATACTCAGACGGTCAAGCTGTGGCCGCAGCATTCACCAGCACAAACGAAATCGAGCACGCAGGAGCCGGGGGTCGCGGGCCTGGACCATCTCAAGGTCTCTGGTTGGTTATTTCGGCCAAGACGGCGATTACGGGGATGAACGCAGTCGGTTCGTTCACGGTGTCCGAATCGGACAGCAACACAGATCCCACCACTAGTAGTGTATGGGCTGGCTCGGACGCTCTGGGGGGTTCGATTGCTGTGACCCAGAATGTGGCTGCTGGCACGGTGATCGGAACCATTGCAGTTCCGACCATCACCAAGAAGTACAGCCGCGTTGAGGCGACACTGCCCGGTACTCCACTCGGAACGGTGGACTGTTACTTCACTGATGCACCGCAAGCCAACCGCTCGTAATCAACGAGCAACACAGAGAGGGGTGAAAGAAGCATGTCGGTTCTACTAGGTTGCACGAGCAGCGGGATGATGAAGATGGGGCCAGGTGAAGCTGAGAAGCGGATCAGGGTGGATTCGGAACACGAATGGCACTGGCCTCTAGTCCCTCCCGAAGGTGATGAGGAGGGCGTGGAACTCACTGAGCGTTGGCGTGCCCACCCCCCGCACTGGGTTGTGCTTAGGACGATCGGCAAGGCTGAATCTGCGGAGATTGCCGCAGCTTTGCCGCAGAACTCACTCGACGATCTGCGCACTGCCTCGACTAACTCAAATAGAGTTGTCGAGGCAGAGCGTGGTAGCGGTGCTCATGACCGTGAGATCATCCGAAGTGCATATCATTCAGTGGATATGGACATCGCTGACAATGTGACACGCGGCAAGCCAAAGGTTGAAGCTGTAAGGCTCGAGATGGAACGAATCCTGCTCGAGGAAACTGGTCAGAAGAAGTACCCGGCTTGGCTCACGTCCAAGCTGATCACGAACGCACTTGAAGCAGGGTCATAAGAGTTCGCTGATTAGAACTCACCCTCCTGTCAGCGGGTAGAACTGGACACCTCGGCGCTCGTGGTGTCCAGTTTGTCCCGCAGGAGCAACAGATGCCGACCAGTAAGGCAGACATATACAACCGCACACTCGCCAACCTCGGGCAACTATCGGGGCAAGAGATTGCGGACCCAGATGAAGAGAGCGTAAACGCTAACGCGCTGAACCGTTTCTACCCGGAGTCTCTGGATTCTTTCCTAGAAGAATGCTGGTGGGGTTTTGCGCGCAAGTATCAATTCATCAGTCTCGACGGTAGTACTCCTCCAGAGCACTGGACATACGCATACACCTACCCCTCAGACAGCGTGTCACCGAGGTTCATTGTCGGAGACGCTCCCGAGGATCGCATCGAGTTCGAGGAAGGCCAGTCGGCTGGCGGCTTGGCTGTGATATGGACCGACCGTAAGAACGCAGAGCTTTGCTACACGGCACGGGTCGAGAACTACAACGCCTGGGGCGGGGCTGCGATTACAGCGTTCAGCTTCAAGCTTGCTGCTGATTCTGCTGCCCTGTTTTCTGGCGGGGCCAAGAACGCAGAGCTGCTGCAGGGGAAGTACGAGTTTGCGCTGGATAAAGCGATGGACGTAACGCACGCTCGGGGCGAGCCGAGGCGGGAAGACAACAAGGAGCTAATCGACTTCCGGCACGGCGAAGATCCTTCCGAGCGTTTCTCTTCCAGATTCGACAACAAGCTCTAGGATGGCTGAAAGCGGAAAGGTTCAGTTCAGCCTTAGCGGTGGAGAGATATCGCCGACATCACTGGGACGCAGTGATATAGAGCGTTGGCAGTCCTCGTTGACAACGATGCGCAATTGGATTCCGCTGTCATCGGGCTCCGCTATGAATCGACCTGGGACTGAGTTCATCGGTTACGAGCATAAGAAGAGGTCTCTGACGGCGCAGAGCTTTTCCGCCACCACGTCCTCGAGCCCTATGCTGGTCACGGCTACCGCGCACGGGCTTAGCGATGGCGACGGCGTGTTGATACATACAACAGCTACAAGCCCATACTCGATTACAGGCGTCGAGTCAGAGATCGAGGTGCAGGACGCCGATCACTTCTGGATGTTGGGATACGATTCCAGCTCTGAACTGGTGTCATATGTAGGCACGTTCTACAAGGTCGACGCGAGTTCTAGAATTCGGATCATCCCATTCGAGTTTGGGAAGAACGATGCCTACGCCATAATTCTCGGGAACAATCACTTGATGATTGCACGGGACGGTGCGCTGGTACTAGAAGATCCGATGACAGTCGCCGTGGTGGAGTATCCAGCTTTAGGCGAGCCGTTGTCATTGACCCTTGTCGACAATCATGACTGGTTCGACAATGACGAGATATACCTCTCCACGTTCAACACTTTATTCTTTCAGGACCACGGCGAGAAGCGATACAGGATAACGCTAGACCCGGTCTTGATACCCGAACCGGCCAACGTGATCAGCATGAATAACGCCGCCCAAACTGAGATCGTTTTTGGAGTGCCTCACGGGATCAGCGGGTCTATGCGCATCGGATTCACGAATCTCGTAGGCATGGACGGACTACAAGGCCAAACATTCAGGGTCGAGGTGACTTCAGCCACGCGGGTCAAGTTGCTTAGCTTGGGAACAAGCGCATACATCAACACAACCGACACAGTGGTCTACCCGCCTGCAACCTTTGTCCAGGTCGGGAAAGTCAACCGAAAGAAAATCCACCTCGACAACACTGGCGGCGATGTGGCTGCGGTACTTGGGCAAGGGGCCACCGTTGTCACTGCCAGCAGGTACGTTATCCAGAACACGCCGTACTCCGCTGCTGAGCTTCCGACATTAAGATACGCCAGGGCCCAGGATGGGAAGACAATGTCGATAACCTGTCCTGGGAGAACGCCGCGAAAGTTGACGAGGAACAGCTCTGGCAATTGGGTGTTCAGCAGCACCAATTTCCTGCCCAGTATTACCCCGCCTACCGATATACTCCCTGCTGCACCTGGCGCGGGGGGCACCGGCACCCACTGGATGAAGGTTACATCGGTTGCAAAGGATACGGGCGAGGAGAGTATTGCAGCCGAGAGATACATCCCAACAGGCGGCGCTATAAATGTTTCATGGGCATCTGTGCCGAATGCATTCGAGTACAACGTGTATGTATCTCGGGCTAACACTAACTCGATAGGTCTGGTCTCGATCACTGCGGCACCGAGCACTACGCTGAACACGCTTGCAATCGCTCCAGTAGAAGACCAGAGCGTTCGGCCACCCGTGATCAACAACCCGTTTTTTGTTGACGGTACAGCGATCCCCATTTCGGGGTTGAATTTAGCAGCCGACGACAGCCCTATCAGTATCCCCGCAACGGGGCACAACCTTTCATTCGGAAGCTTTGTTCGCATTGAGGGAAACGGATCACCCCTGGACAACCAGGTATTCGAGTTAGAAGATACAGGGATTGGACCCACTCCGGGTTTTGTCACGCTTAGATACACGGACGGCGCACAGCATTTCGTGACTACTACAGGTAATGTCATCCCCCTTGTAGTAGGAGACTTCCCGCAGTCGGTGACCTACCACCAGCAGCGGTTGGTCCTTGGCAATACAGTGACGCGACCTCAAGGTGTATTTGCAACGCGCACTAGATCTTATAACTCGATGGGCACCAGCTCGCCTCCCAAGGACACTGATGCGATATCTCTTGAGGTAGTGGGAGACGGGGTCAATGAGATCACGCACTTGATATCAGCCGGAGTGTTGCTGGCGTTTACTGCGGGGGGAATATTCGAGATTGTTGGTAACGCCAACGGAGTGCTGACTCCTACAGCTACAGCCGTGGGGATACAGGCATTCGGCAGTTCCGACGTGAGGCCAATAGTTGTCGGCAACTCGATAGTCTACGTGTCCGCTGAAGGGCCCTCGGTGGTCGAGCTAATCAAAAGTGACCTGACCACTGACCGGGGTAGCTTTAAGCAGGGCGATCCACCATTGAGCACTTTGGCGAGTCACTTACTTGACGGTCGCACGCTGCTTGAGTCCGCTCGCGGCAACGCGCCAGACAATGTGCTGTGGTGGACTCGGGACGACGGCGTGTTGCTAGGCATGACATACGTCGCAGCGGCGGGGGTAGTTGGATGGCACCGTCATGACACGTTGTTGGGAGACTTTGAGAGTGTCGCGAACGTCCCCGCGCTTCCTCGTACCGACACATACTTCTCCGTCAAGCGAACGCTAAACAACGTGACGAAGCGATACTTTGAGCGTTTCGACCAGCGCGACTTCATCGACGTAGAGGATGCCGTGTTTTTGGATTCCTCCATCAAATTCGATGATGCGCATCCCGTCAGCACGAAGCTGGACAAAACAATCAATCTGGAGTTCTTCATTGCGTCGGGCCACCCGTTTTCGGTGGGTGACGAGTTCGATGTCACACACAGGATACGCACAGCAGAAGGCATCACGAACGGGTTGTTCCATCGTAGGAGACTCGCCGTCAGCTCAGTCGGCGCTGACAGCTTGATGGTCCGTGACCTTGAGGGTGTAATCGTCAACGGTGCCTTAGCGTTTGACGGAGTCGACACTCGCACCTTGGTTATACATAAATGTGTAACCTCCGTAGCTGCAGCGGACCATCTTGCTGGGGTTAAGGTGGGCTTGTTGCTGGATGGCAATGAGGGTGAAGATCAGGTGGTTGGCAGGGGGGGCACGCTGACATTCGCATCCAAGCATAGTCGCATCGTGGTGGGCCTTCCGATTGAGGCTGACCTAGAGACACTGCCGCCCGATGCACCAGGCGGACCTTTTGAGAGCACGCAGGGGATGCAGATGCGCGCACACCGCGCAGTGCTCACTATTAACAACACTCTGGGGCTGAAGATCGGGCCCAGGCCGGATGCGTTGCAGGACATACGCTGGGCGAAGACGATCCCGTTGAAGTACGGCAGCGCGCTCGAGCTTCGTAGTGGGAGAATACACACCAACGTGTCGCCGGAGTGGGGGGAAGGCAAAATCTTCTTGCGTCAGTCTTCGCACTTACCTGCCCACATACTGTCGATTCGCACACAATTCGAGGTTGATGAATAATGGCAGCAATAGCAGGGCTAGTCGTCGGTGGTGCAGGGCTCGGTCTGAATATATTCGGATCGATCAAGGCAAAGAAGGCCGCGAAGAAGGCCGCCGCCAGGGCAGCGAAGATAGCCAATCTAAATGCAGAGGGTTTCATGCTGAAGGCTGCCAATGCTCAGCAGCGCAGCCTGCAAGCCCAGCGTAGTCACTACTTCGCATCGGCTAAGTTCGTGGGGTCGCAAGATGCAGCACTCGCAGCGGGCATGATCAACACCGACTTCGGATCTGCTGCCGAGGTTAGGGATTACACGGCGGCTTCTATCGCGGAAGACGCCATGACTCTACACACCAACGGGATGAACGAGATCGCTGACCTGGCGCATCAATCGAGGGTTGCGAGGGCTGGGGGGAACGCGGCGGCGGCACGGATCAGAGCACAGGGGTCTGCTCAATTCATCAGTGGTATAGCAAGCTCAGTCAGTAACGCGGGTTCATTGGCTAACGCTTACGCGTCGAGTAAAGGCTGATGAGCATATCGATCCCAGAGCATGTTGGACCACGGGTCGCACTTGCCGATATCGGCTCGCGCCAGACACCACTTGACCAAGCGCGAAGAGGGGAGGGCGCGGTTGCCAGCGCGTTTATCCAAGCGGGCAACCAAGCGACGGGTACTGGCTTAGCCACATTCAACACTGCGACGAGAATGCGGCAGCAGGATGATGCTATCCACGCAAGAGATGCGATGCACAATTTCACATTGAAGGTCAATGAGCACAACGCGCAGCTACTTACGACAACCGGCAAGCAGTCGATGCCATCCCCGGACCAAGACGATCCGAATGCATTCCCCGGCGTGACTGTAGACGCAACCCGGAACGCCAAGAAGATCTATGACGAATCGATCGAAGGTCTGACCGACGCCCAGGTAAAACTCACTGTGGAACCTTTCCAAAGCCAGGTTGAGTCGATCTCGGGGACGATGTCGAAGCATGAGGCCGCGCAGCGACTGGTTGCGAAAGCGGAATCAGACAATGCAGAGATAGACCAGGTGCAAGCCCGAGCCGAGGACAGCTTCGCCAGCATTGACGATGTCTTGGTCCATCTTGTCGACCTCAGAAACATTGTCTACGCGGAGCCTGGGCTGAGCCCAGACGGGAAGGATGCCAAGGCAGAAGGTATAACCTCTGAAGTGCTTCATGAAGTCATCACCCGTACATCGCGCGAAGATCCGGGTGAGGCCATGGTTCTCGTCGAGCAGTTCAGGGAAGAACTCGGAAATAAATACGCAAGGTTGCTAACGGTCACTGAAGGAAAGGTTGCACTGGGCGGTGGCAGGAGAAATGCCGAAACGGCCTTAGAGCAATGGAAGGGTAACGGCGGCGAGATGACCCAGGCCCAGGTTGTGGCAATGGCTGTAGGGCTGTCTACTTCAGAGCCAGAGCGACGAGCAGCGACCAAGCTAGTGAAGGCGACGATTGAAGCGGCTGACGCGGCAGCCAAGAAGTTGCAGACAGAGGACTCAGTCGCCCTTCACACCAATATCCGCGATCTGGTCGCGGATGGACAATACGATAAGGCCCGTGAGGCGGTGCTTGAAGCCACGGGCATCGTTCTGCCTAAGTTCCAAGACACGATGGAGAAGTTGATCGATGACCATGAGGCAGCCGTACCACCCCCACCGGTAGACTACGGGGAGGTTCTCGAGCTGAAGCGACTTGCCAGGTCATCCGACGAAAAAGACAGGCAACAGTTCATCGACTCGTTCCACACATTTGCAAAATACGACGATGGCAGTGTGGGCGGTGGGCAGATGGGGGTGTTGACGAAGATGTGGGACAAGGTGTCGAATAAAGAGCCTATCAAGACTGAGCAGGGTCGGTCATACGACGCCATACTCACGGATGGTGGTAACGCATTGGCCGCAATGAAGGGCCTTTCCGGGGTCAACGATGCTAATGAAAAGAGTATCCTGTTCAACGATCTTGGGCGTGAGTTTGACGAAGCAATTGCATACGAGGTGTCGAAGCAAGGTGGTCTGGAGCTAACGTCTCTTCAGCTTACTGAAGTGATGGATACGATGCTGTTCGTCAACAAATCCTACGTTGCCCAATGGCTTACATTGGGAGACAAAGACATCGAAACTCGAAACCTAGACTTTGACGGTGACATCACGTCAATCGACGTTGAACTCATCAAATCACCGGACCACATTCCTTACCAAATAGAGCGTAGCATCAGGGCTAAAATCCACGGTGCGAAGGGGGTCGCGACTGATGAGTACATCATGAAGATGTTCAGAGCACGGCACGGGAACGCAGTGAAGGCCAAGGAGATCGCGGTAGAAACCGCAGCAGCGAAAGCGTTGCAAGATGCGATAGCTACGCACGCGCCAGGACAACCTTAATGAGCGTAGCGACTGACGGCGTTGAAGATGAGCCGCTAATCGAGGAGCCGCCTACGGCTAAAGTCGTAGATCTTGAAGCCGATGTGATCGCCGAGATGAATCGAAAGCAGCTCGCCAGCAACAAGGCTGCTGCGCCCGGTGTCGACGGTGGCTCCGATCCGCTCGCAGAACTTGAAGCGTCGATTCATGCTGAGTTTCGGGAGAAGCAAGAAGTTCATGCCGCGACCAATGCACTGCTGAGTACAGGGCCACCTGTCGACCCTGATGACTTTGCTGATCAGCGCAAGATCGCGATCGACTACGGCTACCTGCCTTACATCCCCGAAGACCCAGCAGCTAGAGCGATCATGAGCAAGCGCGCTACGGATGACAGTACGTCGCTGTGGCTGAACGATCCCGTGAACAAGCCGGTGGCTGATTGGATGTCTGCGTCCAGCCACAACGCGCTGTTGACGAACGATATTCGCGCTGACCTCTCATCGTTTGTGAACGTGACGCAGAAGCACGCTGGTACTTCTTTTGCTCGGTCGACACTGAACGATCGTGATCGCGGTTCGGTGATAGGCTCGTCGACGCCCGAGCGTAGTAAATCCTTGGTGGAGTTCGACGCCGGTCAGCATCGTAAGAACATGTCGATAGCAGCTCGCCAGTTTGTCTCTGGATTGTCAGCCGGTGCTGAAAGTATATTCAACCTCGCTACGGATTATAGCGTCAACGGCACCAGGCTAGGTCCGCTATGGGGCCTTGCACTGTCTATTGGGGATGACGCACAGGAGTTGGTGCTAGGCGGTGAATCGCCTGGTGATGCTGCACGAAACGTCGCTTTACGCTGGAAGATTGCAGTTCTCGACAATGACGAATCGAGGATTTGGAATGACATAAAGGTCGCCACTTTCGGTGGGGCCTCGGTAGACCCTTCCGCTCAGGCGAGGCTATCTGAAATTGCAGGGGAAAGGGAGAAGCTGCAAGACGAAGTGGACGCACTAGGCACAACGCCCTCCGTCGCTTCAAATATAGGTGACGTTGCGGGTGTGGCTCCGTTGATGCTGGATGCGGCTGGCAGCAGTGCCAAGTTCGCCGGTATCAGTTACTCGATGGTGACGGCTGCGCAGGGCCTTAGCTTAATTGCGGGATTCAGTCCACAGGGCAGAACTCTGAAAGTTGCGAACTTTGTTGGCAAGCACGCGACAAAAGCCGCAGCCACTTACGGTGGCGCAACGCAATACTGGGACGTGAGTTCTGGCGGCGCGTTCAAGTCGGGGATAGACGACCCGCGAACTGCGCCTACGAAACAGTTCCCCGCGAACCATCCCGTCAGGTTGATACACGCAAATTCAGTGGCTGCAATTGAAGCGTTTATGGAAATTGTTAGCGACAAAGTCGGGCTGAGTAAGAGCGGTCTTTCTAGGCTAGTCGGCACAGCCCAGGTCAGATCCCAGATGAAGACGCTGCTGCTGGAGTTCAGGAATGACCCCGGTGCGCTGAAGCGAATGGCGCACTCTCCTTTGGGTGAGGTCATTCAAGGTGCTGGTGTAGAGGCTGCCACAGAGGTCAGCCAGACCTTGTCCGCGTTAATCCTAGACGCACTAATGAGACGGTTTGTAGACGGTAAGGATATTTCCACATCCATTGACGAGGTATTCAACGCCAAGACGTTTGAAGAGATGGTTACTTCGGCCAGGGTGGGCGGGGTGACATCTCTTCTCATCGGTGGCACAGCAAAGGTTGCGACTGAGTTGTTAGACAATGTCGCAGACATCAACCCGCCCAAAGGCACTGACGCTCGGACGTATCTTGAGCAGTTGAATGAGTCGACTGGTGGCGTGGCTTCACTTTCAAAGCGCGACCCAGACGTAGCGAGAGCCTTCGTAAACGACACCAACGAGGCAGCTATATCGCCCATGATCTCAGCCGAGAGTCTGGACATTCTATTCCAGAACGGAGATGTCGATCATAGGGAATTCTTCAGCGTATTCGGGATCGAAGACCCCGATAAAGCGTTAGAGCAGTTCAGAAGCGACCTGGATGCAGCGCCCGGTATCGACGTAGTAATAGACCTTGGGCTTTACGCGACAGCCATTTCCGGCACTCCGCTTGAGGCGAAGCTGATGCCTCACATGCGCATTGCAGAGAAGCAGGCGAGTGAAGCAGAGCTGCAGGAAGCCCGAGAGTTGTCGGCGAAGTCGGCAGATGACGTGATTGCGCGCATTGAGGCCGAGGCCGAGGAATTCCAAACCAAAGATGACCAGGCCAATGCAATTGCAGAAGAGGTCTTTGCCGAGCTGCAGCAGGCCGCCCCACATCTCTCGAGTTCAATAAACCGGGTAGGCAGTCAACTGTTTGGCCGCATGATTGTGAACATCGCGGAGCGCGAGAACATCAGCCCCGAAGTTCTGGCCGAGAAGGTTGGCCGCATCATTGTCACAGGGTTCAAGGATCAAGCGGTTGCGGGTGAGCAGCAGTCGGCGCAATCCCCCGAGCAAGCTGCCTTGAGGCAAGAACTGGCCGATGCGACATCTGAGCTGGAATCGTTGCAGGCGCAAGAGACTGGCGGCACAGCCCCCGAAGCAGCCGCCGAGGGTGCTCCGGTTGTCCCGTCCGTAGAGCCTACTGCGTTACAGGCGTTTCCAGAGATGAACGAGGTTGATGGCGGCGGATATTCGATCAACGGCTTTTCGCCTCGCGAGCAGGCCTCACTTCGGGCTGCTGGGTTAGTCAGCGTCAATTCAGAAGGTCATACAGTTGTTAGCGAAGAGGGTTTATGGGAAGCGCGTGAGGCGTTACAGGCTCTGCCTCGCGCCGAGCGGGAGCAGTCGCTAGAAGAATCCCAGGCTAGAGCCTTTGAACCTTTCGAGGAAGCCGCCCCTGCCGAGGGTGCGGTTGTTGGGAATTGGGAGGAGTTGCCAAGAGGGGCGGACAACTGGGAGCAACTTCCAGACGGGAGGCTTGTTGGTTATCGCGTTTCAAGGAGCGTTGACGGGCGTGCAGTATCGGGTGCCGACGCTCGACAATCATCGGCGATGGAACCGGGCGCACAGGTGGAATTTGAAGGGGATGGTGTTTTTGTTACGAACGATTTGGAATACGCCAAGACCCATTACGGGGTACATGACGAAAACGCTGTGCAGCGTGTTTCGTTTTCACGCGATGACGTTACCTCTGGACGATTGGCAGACGCGGAGCCTGAAATAAGCGTCAGGTCAGGTGAGGTGATTGGGTCTGATGTGTTTACTGACCCCGACCTAGCCCCCACCCCCCGCGCCGCTGCTCTGACTGCCGCGCAAGAGCGCGTGCAAACGCTGACCGCGCAACTCGACGAGCTTTCAGATCCTAATGTGTTTCACCAACCGGCCTCATTCGAGCCCCGCACAGAGACGCCGCAGGAAGGCTTTTCAGCCATCCCAATCGGGCGTATCGAGACTGAGTTCAGAGATCTAGTCGACTCGGTAGGCGTTGATGACTTGACTGCGGAAACCCTGGCAGGCGTTACTGGGTCACCCCGCCCACGCGGAGTCAAGAAGGGAAACGATGCTCGCAAATTCCTGGCTAATCTGCCGAAGGAACGCAAGAAGCTAAACGCGAAGCTGAAAGCAGCAAAGAGCGATGCCGAGAAGAAAAGGATTCAGAAGAAGCTTGATGACCTGAAGGTAAAGGCCAAGAAGAAGAAGGTCGACCTGGCTCGCGAGGAGGATCTATCAAGTCTCGACAGTCGCGTGAAACCGCGCTCATTCGCCGAGCTGTCTGAGTTCATCGAGATTGCCATGGGTGAGGCTGGCGACCAGAGCGATTGGTACAAGCAGTTCGGTGAGGGTATCCGGGGCCTCGTCGGTCGGGCCAACCTGCAAGAGGCTTCAATCGTCTTCGGGATTACGTCGGCCCAGAACTCGACTAGGCAGAACCTCAAAGACACGCTCCGCATTATGATCATCGCTAGACAGCACAACCCGCTGTCAGACCCTGCGGCATTCAAGCGGGCGATTATGAAGAGGCCCGAGGGTAAGGGGATCTCGATCTCGTCGGCGGAGGTCGACAACATTATCCGCATGTACCAAAGCGGAACCTACAAGGGTGGCCTCAAGGTTTCCAACTACATGAACCTGATCCGCGACCGAGCGGACAACGTGTTCTCACCCTACACGGTGCAAGATGTTCACATGGCTCGCGTCATGGGCTTCCTCTTCCGCAACGAGAAGACAAGCGACAAGACGGGGATCACAACAATCGTCGACGGCGCTCAGATGCCCAACGCGGATAGCATTCGGTACTCGATGTTTATGACAGAGTTGCTTGCGAACAAGTTCGGCATCAAGCCGGATGCTGTGCAGGCTTTGCTCTGGTTCTACGCGAAGAACCACCTGTCGCCGAAGCTGCCTAACGAGAGGGCTCTCACTAATCTCGAGACGCTTTACGTTGAGCGCCAGCGCGAACTCAATCCGACTCCGGCGGAAGACGTTGAGGGATCAATAGAGGAGGCCATGGCCTTCTCTTCCGAGGAGATCGCTGAACTTACTGGGCTCAAACAGAACGGTGCCTTCGACACGGAAGAACCGCTTTCCCAAGCTCTGTCGGACGGGGAGCGACCGCACTTCCGGTCGGACAAACAGATTGACCCCTATTCCAACATCGACCTCGATCCAGACCTCCTCGACTTAGCTCAGGCCCGAGCTCCCCGGTCGACAGTCTCGGCCAACCCCGGCCAAGCACGGGGATATGGCCTGCCACAGGACACCCCCCTCTCGGTTCTTCAAGACCATGAGCGGCGTATCGTCGAGGCGATCACCGACGAAGACGGTCAGGTGACGATCCTGCGGGCCATGGGGATTGTGCATCAGGTAGGCCACACGCTGGGCACATGGGACAGGATAGAGCCCTCAATGGTCTTCACCCTGCCTGGAGAGACCATAGAAACCGCCGACTTCGTGGCGAGGCTTCTCGGGGATGCCCTTCTTCAGGATGCGGCAATTACGTCGCAACCGTCTTGGGACGGCCAAGAGTTTGCAGTGTCTTTCTCGAGGAAGGACGGGTCGTCTCTGACCGAGCAGGAGGTCTCAGACCTCTACGAGGCTCTAAACCCCGAACACTCGACAGATGGGCTTAACTTTACTGTGTCCCCCGATGGGACTTCACTTGACTTCCGAGACGGGCGATACTTTGACAGCGAAAGCTACTCGGAAGAGCACCTAGCCGAATTTCTTGCTAAGATATCGGGCGTCCTAGGGGATAGCTTCACAGCAACGCAGTTCGGTGAGAAGGGGAACTATCATGGCGCAGAAGATTACACGGGAGAGAGCGGCAGAGATAGCGGCGAAGTATGGGATCGCCACGGCCTCGCCGGACGACCCGATCTACAAGAGATCGCCCAGCGTTCGCTTTACGAGCCGGCATGGCAAGTCTACCGAGACACCGTTGCCCAACTCGGAATCCAGCCAGAGCGAACCGAAGGCCCCCTCGGACAACCGTTAGAGCAACCCACCACCCTATTCCAGCCTGCATTCCACGGCACGCCGCATCGCTTTGACAAGTTCACGCTTGACCACATCGGCGAAGGCGAAGGTGCCCAGGCGTTCGGGTGGGGTTTGTATTTCGCGGACAGGCGAGGCGTAGCCAACTTCTACCGTGAGGAGTTGTCGAGCCAAAGGCGCGGCGCGGATACGGGCATCGAAATCAGCATCAATGGAAAAACGGTCAACGACAAATCGCTCATTGGCCTGGGCGATGCGTTGAGCGCGGACGAATTGCAAGAGAAGCTCGGCATCACCAGGCCTATCCAAGCGCGTGCCTTGGAAAACTTTCTTGAGGCATTCAGCATCGACGGGATGAGTTCTTCGGTTACCTCGGTCCTGAATACGTGGCGAGATCAGCTCGGGATCTTGCGAGAGGATCTCGAGGGTGACCGAGACCTGCAGTTTGATATCGACGAGATCCAATCCGACATCTGGATGATCGAAGAGTTGGTGGCCGAAGGTCTGACGATTGAGCCTGCGGGCGGCATCTTCATCACCGCACCCAACGGCGCGTCGATGTCATTCGATCCAGACATGACGATCACGGAGGCGGTGGAGACATTTGGCCTAGACAACACGCAAGCGAGCGCGCTAGAAGACGCGATGTTTGAAGCCGACACCCCCCGCAGCGAAATCGGCAGCTTGCAAGATGTGCTGGTGGCTTGGGAAGCGAGCTTCGCCGCTGACCCGGACGAACACTTGGGCGACATCGCCGCTCTCAAGAAGTTGATCGCTTCAGGCTTCAAGCTCACGGTCTCTCCTGCGGGCAAGGGACAGCTCTTTGAAGTCAACATCCCCGAGACAGAAGAACTGCTCGATTGGGACTTGCCGCTGAGCGAGCACTCTGAAGAAGTGCAGGCCAAGGTGCGCTCGATCCCAGAGATTGCCGGTGACAACCTGACACTCCAAGAGCGTTTGGAGCGACTATCGACAGAAGAGATCGCGGCTATCCTGCAGAACAATGATCGGAATGGTGACTACTTCCTGGTGAACGAGGATGGCAGCCCTTCCGACTTTGCAGAGCACCTCGCTGACGAATTTGATGAAGATGGAGTTCCGATCATTACCGACGCCACGCGAGTGAAATGGCGAGAGGCGTTGATCGAGACTGCGACAGACCCAGATCAAAACGACGGCGACAGTCTGAACCAGTACTTGGGAGCCGAAAACTTGCTTGAAGGGTTCGATCCTAACGGCAGAACGATTTACCAAGCCCTCCAAGCTCGACTGGGTGGCAACGACAAGCGGGCGTCCAATGCGCTGCTCGTAGCTGGGCTACCTGGTCTCGTCTACGACGCGGGCAGGTTCAGCGGTGGGATCGCTGGCGGTAAGAACTTTGTCATCTGGGACGAGGAGGCCATCGACGTCCTGAACACCTTCTTCCAGCCTGATGGTGGTGCATCCGCTCCCCCTCGCGGTTTCATTCAGCCGGGTGCGGCAGGCGAGCCGTCGATCATCGGCCTCGGCGAGGGTGCTAATGCGTCGACCTTCTTCCATGAGGGTCTGGGTCACTACGTTGAAAAAGTTCTGCGAGTGCTGGCTAGCGATCCGAATGTATCCGACCAGCTCAAGGCTGATTACGCGGGACTGCTTGCCTATGCAGGAGTCGAAGAGGGCGGGCTACTTGTAGACCCTGCCGAGCTGCAGCCAGCACTTGCTGATCGAGCTGCTGCACTGGCATCGGGTGACAAGGTCGCATTGCGCAATGCCGAGAAGGCAATCGACCACGCGAACCGAAAGGCCGAGAAGCTTGCGCGTGCGATGGAGCAATACGTGGCAACGGGTGAAGCGCCTAGTGAGGGTTTGCGTGGTGCATTCCAGCGTGCCGCAAAGTGGCTTCGCAAGCTGTACACAGACCTTGATGAGCTGACCGGCGGACAGCTTCCAGATGACTTGGTCGGTATTTTTGATCGTGTCTTTGCATCTGATGACGAGATCGAGGTTGCAAAGCGGAAGTCAGGGCTGAAGCCTGCATTCGGGTCGAAGCCGGAGGGTGTGAGCGAGTCGGACTGGGCTGACCACCAGACTAGGACCGAGGAACGGCAGGCTGCATATCTCGAGTCGCTGCTGAAGAAGAAGGCCCGGATTGAGCGTGCAAACCAGAAGGCGATTCTAGCGGAGGACCGCGAGCAGCTCATTCAGCTTATTGCCGAAGAGCTTCGCAAAGACCCGATTCATCGTGCAAGGCAGTGGCTAGCAAACGGCCAATGGATTGATCCAGACGAAGCCGAGCCCATGCCAGAGTATCGCAAGCTGAATGCTGCGCGTATTGAGGAGGAGTTTGGACCTGCTGCGCTCAGAGCATTGCCGAAGCACAGGAATGGTGTTGTTGGTGGCAAGCGAGCGGATACCTGGGATCACATCGACGTTGCGCGAGCTTTCGGGATTAGTCCCGAAGACCTGATCAATGGTCTGAGCATCACGCCGACCTTTGATGATGCTGTGAACCAGCGCGTCGACCGGGCAATCGCAGAGAAGACTGCGGACCTCGGCGACCCGGAGCAGAACGCACTCGATGCGGTTCATGAGGTCGAGGCTTCGGCCAACTTCATCGTCAACGAGATCAGGCTGGCGAGGAAGTGGGCAAAAGCACTACGGGCTCCTGCAGCAGTTCGCAAGCAAGTGGCAGAGGAAGGAGCACTGACCCCGGCTGAGCGGAACGCAGAGGTCGAGTCTGCGCAGGCAGATGTCGAGGCAGCACAGGAATTGCTCGAGGAGGCCGCAGAATCGTCTGACGCGGACGCAGTGACTGCGGCGCAGCAGGAAGTCACATCTGCCACAGCAGCCCTGCAGGCGGCAATGCAGCGCCGTGAGACGGCGAATACAGCGCGCCCAGCAGAGGATAAGGCTAGGCGAGAAGGCAAGCAGGCTGTCGAGGGCGTCAAGCGTGCCGAGCGGGGCAAGTCGAGGGCGTTCAGGATCGCTGCCGCCACCCTCAAGATCTCGCAGCGGGACACCCGAATTGCAGCCGAGGAGTATGTCCGCAGGATTCCGCTCTCACAGCTTCGACCCGGTCGCTTTAGCACCCAGGAGAAGCGTGCCGCAGACAGGGCAGGGCGTGCATATCTGAACCGAGACCCGCAAGCACTTGAAGACGCCAAGTTCGACCAGCTATTCAATCACTTTGCGTACCGTGCGGCGAAGGAAGCCCAGCGCAAGATGGACAAGGTCACCGCTTTGTCTAAGCGGAAGATGAAGCCGAAGCCGCTGAAGAAGATTCTCAGAGGCAACAAAGAGATTCACGATCACCTGGTCGCGATGATTACCGGGCTAAAACTCATCAACAAGAAGGCAGTGCCTCGGACAGCCACCGAACCTATGTCTGCAGCCGAGCTTGCCTCAGAGCAGTTCGCTGCCAGAAACGATGCACGGATAATCGGTGCAAACGTCATCGTCACTCCAAGCACTACGCTTGCCGACTTGGTTGTAGCTCTTACAGAAGAGGGCCATGAAATTGCCTTCGACCACACCGCTGTGTCCGAGGCGATAACGGTCGGGGATTACAAGCTTCTGTCAATCGACGAGTTGTCTGAGGTCGGTCGCGCCATCGCACAGCTTGCGCATATCGCAGGCGGCGACCTCAAGATCAAGCTTGGTGGAATAGATCTCTTTGTCGACGCGCTCAAGGAAGAGTTGATCACCACTGCCGAGCAGAGACATCAGTCGGAGCGCAGGCCAGACGGAACGGTCCCGCACAAGGACGAAACGATCAAGGGCAGGCTCATGCGATTCAAGTCCTTATCGTGGGCGTGGTCGAAGAAGACTTCGACGATGGCTTGGTACATGGACGGTGGCGTTGCCAATGGACCCTGGCAGCGTTTGCTAGTGCAGGCAGTGAACGAAACCACACTTCAAGAGAACCAGATGAAGCAGGACTTCAGCGATGACTTGGCTGAAGCATTTGAGGCTGCTGGATTCTCAAACAAGACAGCGGCTGGCAGGGCCGAAATGCGTAAGTTCGGGGACAAGCTAATCCCGATTCCTGCGATTGGTCGCGCATTGACTCAGGAGCAGATCCTGGCGGTGATCTTGCAACTGGGTAACAAGCACAACCGAGATGCGATGCAGGCTGGCTGGGCGAACTACAAGTGGAGCCATGGCAAGCTTACGGACGCGCAGCTTGATGCGATTCTTTCCCTGCCCGAAGCCGAGAAGCTCGTCGACCTAGCGGTAGGAATCGGTGCAATGCTGCAGCGCCGTCAGACGATGGTGTTTGACGTGAACGAGCGGGCAACACAGATCAGACCAGAGGCGGTCGTACCGCAGCCGTTCACACTCCCCAGCGGCAGGGTGGTGCCGGGATTCTACTATCCCCTGGCTCGCGACCCAGAGGTCCGGCTTGGGGTCAAGGAACAGGTTGAGACCCAGGATTTGAAAGATCAGTATCAAGTCCATCGCGGCGGGCCGATGACATCGCACGGGCATACGATGGGACGTAAGGTTTTCGGCGACAAGAACGCAGTATTCCTTTCGCTGCTTCCGCTTTACGAAGCGATGAATCAGATCGCCCATGACACAGCGCAGCGCGAGTATGTAATTGCAACGCGCAAGATCCTGTACAGCGAGAAGATCGAAGGTGTGTTCCGCGACCTCAACCGCGAGGATGAGCTTGTGGCGCTGAAGGAATGGCTGAAGAACCTCGCGGGTTCGTCTACGACGGTGCAGTCTCCGACCGTTCGTGTTGCGAGGCAGGTGCGGCAGAACGAATCCGTTTCAATCCTCGGCGGTTCAATGACTACCCTTGCGATGCAGCCTTCTGCAATATTCGACATGATGTCGCGGGTTGGCCCAGCCAATATGTCTCGAGCTGCCTGGGAGTTTATGGGCAACTTCAATGAGACCGTTTCATTCGCGTTTGAATTTGGCACTGCATTGCCTTTTAGAGCGAATGCTTGGAATCGTGAGATCGCGCAGAAGGCGTCCCAGTTGAAGCCTGATGCAAGGCTGGACAATTGGAATGCCTGGTTGATGCAATGGGTTGCCAAGATGGACCTGCTGCCGACAGTGTGGTCCTGGCAAGCTGCATATATCCAAGCCTTCAATGACATCGAGGAAACACGCGGCAACGAAAGCTTATCAGCAGCATACGCGGACAGGCTCACCGAGATCACTCAGTCAGCTAACCAGGTCAAAGACCTTTCGCGGGTCATGGCGCAGAAAGACGAGATGACGCAGTGGCTGACATGGTTCGGCGGGTTCCTGAACTCAAGACTCAACTCGATGTGGGAGCTAAACCGAGAGGTCTACGAATTCCACAGGGTCAGCCAGCTTTCCTATCTAAACCGGATGATGTTTCTTTTCGTTGTGACGCCGAGCCTCGTCGCGCTGTCACGGGGTAGGGAGCCGGACGACGATCCAGAAGACGAATGGTGGGTCAACTGGGGCAAGTTCGTCGGCGTAAACACTGTGTCTGAGGTTTCGGGGCTTCTTCCCGTTGCGGGTCCGGTCCTGAGCAGTGTCATCGTTGGCCGCAGGGGAGGAAACCATCCCGCGCTGGAAGAAGCCGAGAGGATGGTCGCAGCGATTGCCAAGTTCCCTGAGATGCTAGACCCGAGAGGAAAGACAATCATCGAGCAGTTCGACCCAGCGATTGACCTGCTTTTGGGCGCTGCGTCACTCAAAGGAGTCGGCGGCGTAATCCAAATACGAAGAGAGATTGGGGTTTGGAACAAATATCTTAGGGGTGAATACAATTTGGACGAGTGGGAGCAGCTCCCAGATTTCGTCAAGGACGTTCTCTTCGGTACACATCGAGTCAAAAAAGGGCAGGGCAAGTAGATGTCGATACAATCAAAGAACAATCAGCAGACCTTCCTGGGCAA